GCTTTCTTTTCGTAAGTGCATGTATACTTATGTATTTAGCTCTACATCACGCTTACAATACTCTAGCATCTCTGGGCAATAAGCATCCCAAGCACCTTGATTAGCACCATAGTCACCCTTAGAGAACTTGAGGCGATAACCCCAAGACTCTAAGCCGTGACCACCCTCACGATTAGGATGGAACAATCGAGATAGAACTAGAGTATCAACTATCTTTTTATCTGACAGGTCAACACCCGCAACATCTTTGAGAGCAGGTATATCATATCCTAAGATATTGTGTCCGATAAGTTTGTCGGCAGCTTTCAATAAGCCGTAAGCTTCTTCAAGCTGCGTAACATCGAATGTAAATATATCACCTGTGTCTACATCTTGAGCGACCACACAGAATATCTTTGTTGGCTCAAGACCATCAGCTTCTATATCAAATACTAAATTAGTCATAGCTCATCTCCATCAAATGCACTGTAGCTGTCGTTGGGTATTTCTGTAAGCCTGCCAGTGTCTCCATCATAGAGAAGACTACAAGCTACACCAACGTCACCAGTGTATCTAGATTTAAGTACACGAACCTTTGTGGTTGATGCCTCGATAATATCTTCTGATTGCTGATTGCGCTCAAGAGATATTACTGCATCAGAAAGTTGTGCAATTGATTGGCTGCCACGTAAATGTGATAGACCTGTTTCAATTCCATTTTCGTGTCCACGATTGCCCTCAACCCTACGAAGGTGAGAGACCAGAATCATACCTACGCCTGTCTCTTCTACAAGAGAACGCAGTCGGTGCATGATACCATCAATAGCTTTGCGCTCGTCACCCTCAAGAGCTTGAAGCACTAGCATGTGTAGATGGTCTACTACAACCCACTTACAATCTAAGCCAACAATAAGATAGCGTAGCTTGCTGAAGATGTCTTCTAGGTGATTGACTCCGAGGTGTGCATGAATCCAAACACGACCCTCATTCTTGCCCATAAAGACTTTGCGGTAGATATGTTCTAGCTGCTCATCGGTGTAAGCATTCTTAACACTGTCAAGATGGAGTCGGGCATTAGCTTCAATAGACATGATGCCCTCTGCTGTGCGACTCCAGTTCTCTTCTAGTGCTACAATGCCTACGTTATCCTCGGTATGGTTGATAAGCCAATGCTCCAGTTCTCTTGTAACACTAGACTTACCAAGACCTGTACCACCAGTTAAAGTTACTAGCTCACCAGACCTTAGACCCTCTAGCTTGTTGTTGAGACCTGCATAAGGATAAGGAATAGACGGCTTCTTCTCGGTGCGTAACTTTTTGTATTCATCTAACTGGTTGGATAAATTTAGAATGCCAGATGGAGTATAGACTTTGGCATCCCAGAAAGCACTAACGAATGCGCTATGCTTGTAAGCTTTGAGCATATCGTTAGCATCTTTGAAACCCTCTGGCAGTGTCATAATCTTTGCCTTGTTGGGTGTCAAAAGCTTGGCAATAGCCTTAGCCCCATCTTTACCCTGCTTGTCTGAGTCAAAGCACAGAACTACAGTGTCGAAAGATTCTAGGAACTCTAGACTATTCTTAACATCACGAGCACCTCCTTGTGCTCCCGACTTTATAGATACAACAGGCCATTTACTTCCGAGTAGTTCGTATGCTGCCATAGCATCACACTCTCCTTCTACGACTGTAATAAACTTACCGCCTGCTTTGAAGAGCTGCTCTCCGAACAGCCCAGTTTCTTTGGAGTTACCTTCCCATGCAAACTGCTTGTTGGGTTTCCGTATCTTTACTGCTACTTGCTCTCCATTGCAGTAATAGGGATAGCGATGACTAGTAACTTTACCATTGAGTGTAGTAGACCTAACGCCATACTTCTTAGCTGTGTCTAGGCTTATGCCTCTATCATCCAATGCGTTAAAGCTAGAGCCATTCCCGACTCCTTGATACTCTGTAAATTCCATTATCGTATCATCTTGTTTTGGTTGCACTTCCGCTGTGCCGTAATCTCTAAAATAACTATTGCAACTAAAGCAATAGGCTGACCCATCATCATTCTGACTTACAGGGTCGCTGCCCCCACACGAATGGCAGGGCAAGTTGTGTTTGACAAAAGCCATGTTGATACCTCGTAATTATTCGGTGATTTCAACATCCATGTCCTCTTCGGTTATAGCTTCATCCGTAAGCTTAGCTTCAAACAACTGCTGTATGTGTGTAGCACCTGCTTGAAAGAGTTGTACTTTATCGTTGTATTGTCTTACGTTAATCAATGCCTGCTGAAGAAGCCCAAACAACGCTTGAGCTTCTTCGTCTAGCAATGATACATCGTAAGAAACGTCTTCTTTCTTATAGATGTTCATATTATAATGCTTCCTCCATTTCATCTTCTACATCAAACTCTGCACCATCAGCAGTGCCGACAGATACTAAGTCTAACACTTGCATGGCTTGGAAGTCAAGACCTTTGAAAGTCTTACCTTTCCATACAGATTCCCACTCTTTGTACTGAACTTTTACAGCAGAGCCATTGCCCACACGCTCGTCAATAGGATTTTTGTTTCCATCTACAAGCTTTGGAGCAGGACGAACCATGCCGTTTGGCCCATTAACTTTACGCTTAATGATTAAGGCGGGGCCTTCATCCATATCTTTTACTGCATAGCCCTTTGAGCGAAACTCTTGAGCAGTGTCTTCGTCTACAACTAAGTTGACTGTATACACTGGCTCATAAGTAGTGTTAGGTGTTGTAACACTTGCCCAGTAAGCTGTTCCTGATACTATTGCCATATTTATTTTCCTCATGGTTGGTTAAAAATGAAGTGGTATTGTACCACAGTTTTACTTCTTTGTCAAGTTTTTTTTAAAGAGAAGCTCTTCCTCTAGCCACATCACAGTTAAGCCTATGATTGCTGTTGCCCATAGTGGTATGCCACAGAGGGAAGAGCCGATTATTGCAAATAGTGTTGACAATTTAAAATCCTTTTAGTCATCAAACAAACTACTGTACTCCTGTAGTTTATCTTTTTTCTCGAACATCTGTTCAAGTTTTCCAATATAACTTATCAGCTTGTAGTCTGCCAGAAGATTTATCATTACTGTAACATCTGCGCTTTCAGTCTGTAAGTTTTCTAAGTTTTGTTCAGCCTTGCCGAACCGCAATACTTTACTGCAAGCCATTGCAAGCTCTGAACACTCTTCCATAGTTATTACTAGTAGTTCTTTTTCTTGCGGTGTTAGCTCATCTGTAAGCATTATGCAGCCCTCTTGTTGAAGTAGTCTTGTACAAGTCGCTGACGCTGATGCTGCACAGAAGCTATGTTTGCTATTGATGATTTGTTAGTAGGCTCAGCATGAGTAGACCAATCGGTCATAGCATTGTAGAATGCCCACATATTTGCACCAAGACGAGGCTTATATCTTTTAAGCCATATATCATAAATATAAATCAAGTCTTTATTTTTGCGGGGCATCTCTGACAATACTTGTTCTGGTGTCCAGTTGGAACCAGTATCTCGTATAATATCTAATGCTGATGTAACATCCAAAGCATTTACAGCTTTAAAGAAAGCTTGTTTATTGTCACAGTCTGTAGCACTCCACTCAGCCCAGATGTCTTGTTGGTTCTCAAAAACATCTAATGCTTTAGTGATAACTCTTGAACCCACATCAATATCTAAACTTCTAGTATGCTTAGCTTTATACACAGCAACCTCACCACCTACAAAAACTTGTAGATTTGTACACGCAGATTGAATAGCTGCTGCGCTGATAATGAAAGGCCATGTGCCATCAATGCTAGATATAGCTAGAAGCCCCAGAGAAGCTGTATCTCCGTCTGGAGTGGTGTAGCTATGGGAGGGTAAGGTATATTGTACAAAGGTTCTAGAGCCATTGTGAGAGGTTCTGATGCGTTCTTGAATACCTTCAAGATTTAAGCTTGAACGCTCCAGAATATTTCTACAGGCATCTATCATCTTTTTCGGTGGTACTGGCTGATAGTTGTGACCATGTACACCAAGCTCTTCACCAGTGTCAGTTCGATAGATAATACACTTAGAAGATTTTAGTTCTGGCAACCACTCCTCATCTGGGAGATAGTTTAAGGGTACTGTATTTATATTAAAGTTAGCCTCTCCATAGCCACCCTCTCGGATGGCTTGAATTGGAAAGGTGTTTTCCCACAGAGCATAGACATTGCTGCTCATGCTTGCACCTCCTGTAAGCCGTTGATTTCTTTGATATTATTGAAGCTAATGCTTCTAGAGCTACCATGCTGCAAGTAAAAACTCCACTTGAAACAATGTAACATGTTGAAACACTCACCAGACTCTATGCCGAAACGATTTTTCTTTACACGCTTTCGGACAATAAAAGATTTGCCAAGTAGTTTACCATTGTTACGACCACTAAAAAACATTTTATGTACTGCACTTGCTAAGATATTAAATAAAGTTTCCATAATTGGACTCCGTTAGTTTTAAAAATAGTATTATACCACAAATTAATTTAAAAGTAAAGTAATTTTTTACTTGACTTTTGGTTCAAAGTATGCTACAATCAACTTAATTACTTAAAAGGTACTTCATTAATTCAGTACCTTTTAAGTATATTAAGTGATTGTATTTTCATCTTCCATCAGCCTAAGTTCCTGCTGTAGTCGGTCTCCATGTATTTGAGTAACGATATAGTTTTGAGAGCATCTTTTACTAGCTTTATCATGTAGTTCATCTAGTGTAAAGTAATACTCTCTGCCGTGTTTTATATCTAAATAATCTACACGCCATAAAACATTGCCTTGTTTAATTCCATCGTAGTTTTTCATAGTGTTTTGCCTCCGACAGAAACCCTTGTAAATAATCTGGCTCAACTCTTTCTAACAATTCAAATAAAGGTAGATATTCTCCTTCGTACATATCTGTTTGTATCTGTAAAATAACTTTGGAGATTAATTCTTCTTTATTTCTGTAGTTAAGTTTCATGGCTTAGCCTCTTTGGTTGCGTCAATAAAGTCTTCAAAAGCTTTGCGGTGTATTTTCTTATACACCGAGCCACCTTTCTTGATAACATCTACAATATAGTTATATGTCCGTAAGCCTTCGGCAGCTCGTTTTAAATCTGGCTCTAAGGTAAACAACCATAGATGCTCAGTGCAAATCTTTTCAAATTCTTCAGGTGTTGGTAACTCCATAGCTATCTCCTGCGATAGATTAAGTATTCTAAAAGCTCATCGAGAACCCTGCTTTCTTCCTCAACATCGTCAGTGATGTTAGTTCTATCAGCATAGTGCAGGCAATCAATAACGCTTTTAAGCAAGTGATAAAGTTCATCATCATCTAGTTCACTTAAATCTATAATTTCATTGTATCTGTAAATTATCATAAGCTTCTTTCTCCAGTTCGTAATTCTTCATACAATACTCAGTAAGTCTATAAGCTTGCTCAGCTATATACTTTTCGTCAATCCCAAAGCTGTCAGCTTCGATAGGATTATCTACAATCCACTGTAAATGCTCTAAGATTTCTTTTATCTTTAGCAGTATCTCATCCTTACTCATCGTCATCTTCCTCATTTTCGTAGTTGACAGTCAGACCAGTGGCGGGGTAGTAACTAAATAATCTTTCATAAGTCTCGCCATCAGTATCTCTCCACCCATCACCTCTTTCAACGGTTGGATGTATAGATACATGGACTGGCGTAGTTCTTTCGTCTGTATCCATGTCAAAGTCTTCTTCGTAGCAGTTGATGTCGAAAGCTTTGCCGTTCACCCAGATTTCTTCCCAAAGTTCCTCGCCCTCAAGGAACTTGTTAGCCATAAAGCTATCGGCAATTACTTCAGCTTGTTTGTAAGCCTCTTTAAAGTCTTCATCAGTTATCCAGTCGTTCATCGCTCATAACCTCCAGTAAATTTAACAGGAATTAAATCATCACTCATAGTTTATCTCCTCGCTATGGTCTACTGAATAATCTCTATCAAAAATTTTGGCATTGTCAAGCATACCATAATCTTCTAGCATTTCATATACTATGCTCTCAGCTTCTTCTTGGCTATCAGCTCTAACAGATACCTTAGCAAACTCAGTGTAATGAAAACCTACCCAATAATCTTTACTCATAATATTCACTCCTTAGTTCCTCTACCATCTTATAAATATCTATAAGATAGCTATCGGGAATTGCCAGTTCGTTTTGTAACTCTTGAATTTCAGTATGTAATAGTTCTAATAATGCTAGGCTCATAACTATTCTCCAGTTAGATATGTGTAATGAACTTCAGATACATGGTTAGCATCTTGCCATTTCGGAGATTTAGTTGCAAGATTTTCGCACCATGAGTTCCATAGATGTTCACAGCCGTAAGCATGACATAGCTTTATGTACCGCAAAATTCGTTCAATGTTAGCCTGAACAGCTTTATCAGTCTTAGGACTAGGGTTAAGCTTGAATTCCTTAGAGTCTAAGCCGTAGATACGAATGTTATGTATATCCATACAGCCTACCATTCCTGCTACTAGCTGACAGCAGAACCCTGCTTTGGGTAAACCCAATCCGTCAACTCTGAGAAATATCTTCATTAAGCTATAGGCTTTGTCGTCATAGGATTTGTTAGAATTAAGAACAGCTTGAACCTGAGCAAACATTTTATGTTTATTCGACATCAAGTATTCGTAAGTCTTACGCTTGTTTCCCCATAGAAATCGGGAGTCTAACTTGTTAGTTCTAACATCAGCTAACTGCTCACCAACACCAAGCCAGTTCTGCTGAATAGATAGAACTACCATAAGAACTGTATCTGCCATGTTGTTGGCATTGCGTTGAGAATAAATCTGTACTGCTTTGCAATGTGTATCGAACATTTCGTCACCTCGGTTTTAGGGTTTATTAGTTAGTTCGTATGAACTTACTAACTAATAAACCCTTTTTAATTTAATTTAATTATCTATAGTTTCCTGCGGGTTTGTTGCTGATTTTATCTTTCCAGATAGATAGAGCTTCAGAGATTGTAAGGTCGTAGTGACCCCAATATATATCTGCTTTGCCATCTTCGACATGGAAAGTATGGAACATATATTCAGAGTCTGGTTTAAAGCTATCAGACTTTTTACCTTTATGGCTTATACATATTCCAAGCAAATCGCAATAGCTAACTAACTCAGCATCTAACCTACTTTTGATACATTCTCTTAGTTCTTTCATAGCTTATACTCCAAGATAATTACATAACATTAAGTACATAGACATCAGTACAGCACCAAGCACTATACCCTGTATAAAATCTTTTATAAAATCGCTCATAGTTTTATCGCCTCATTTTCGCAATACATTTTGTGAATTTCCTCACTTTGAGACTCCGACTCATGTATTTCATAATCTCCAAAATAAAATAATTGTTGAGCATGTTCTTCTGAATTAGCTTCTACAACATAAGTATGATGCACAACTTCCGTAGTTAATATATAGTATTTCTTAGTCATAAACATTCTCCGCTAAACAAATTGAAACATCATCATAGCCTTCTGCCCAATATCTATCAGCTATATGCTGCGCTTCTTCCATAGATACTGGATAGCAAACTACTTCTGCACCGCCAACCCAAACTGTATATATTTCCATAGCTTTATTCCTCTGGCTCTTGAGAGCCGTCAATTATCATTTGCATTCTGTTGATAGTTCTCATTAACTCTGGTAAATTATTTAAATGTGTATTTTCTTTGAAACAAATTTCCATTTCGTCAGCCACCAGTTCCTCGGCAATCGTAAGATTATCGTATAGATTTTGTAATAGGCTCATAGTTTTATACCTCTAAATCATTAGCATTAAATTGTGTTGGGTGTTCCCAATGGTCTGAATACTTAGTAATATCAAAGTCTGCATCTTCTGCTAAATAGCAGTCAACAACATATTCTTCTGCATAGTTATCTTTATAGGATACACGCTCCATAGCTTTATCCCAGAACTCAGCAGACCTAGCTTGGGGTATAGTTACATCATTAACTATATAAACATATCCACCTTTATACTTCCAATGTTGTGGACAATCTCCCTCACCATTCCAACAGTGAGCACCATAGTTTTCTTTATACTGCGTATGGATAAGCATCTTCATAGCTTTATTCCTCTGTAGTTAAAGATTTAGAAACTTTGCGAAAGCGTTTATTATATTTGCGCTTTATCTTTTTAGCTTGACCTGCTTTAAGTATATAGAACTTTCTAGCGGAAGTGAGTATATCATACTCGTCACCAGATTTTAAAGGGATTTTCTTGACCATAGACTACTCCGTAGTTTCGGTTTCACTTTCGTTTATTATCTTACAAGCTAAGTTCCAAGCCATCATAGCACTAGTCCAAGCTACTGTTTTTTCGCTAGAACTATAAGCGTTCAGTCTATCCTCTAAGTCTTTCATAGACTCTGGTGTAACAACCCACTGACATTCTTTAATCTTGCTCATAGCATCTATCCTCTATTGCCGTCTATCAACAAATGCCGTCTATCGACTTCAACGGCATCACCAATTTATAAACTTCTTAGTTAGTTCGTAAGAACTTACTAACTAAGAAGTTTATTTTATATATCTATTATATCTCTATATCTATCTCAGCCATATCCTCTATATCTAATGGCTGATTGTGGCTAACTGTTATATAGTTATATCCATCTTGGGTTAAAGAGTCTACTATATCTATAGCCTCTTGCTGAGTTTCACAAACCATAGCGTTATTATCAAAATGAACTATAAACATATATCTATATCTCCATAGAATTTATTTAAGACAAAAAAAAGGGTGAGCCGAAGCCCACCCGATAGATTTATTTAGAAGATAGGATTTCAAGAATTTTATCCATCTTAGACTCCAGAGAGTCTACTCGCTGAGTAAGAGTCTCTTTCTTCTGCGCTGAAGCTTTAGCTTTAGGTTGAGCCTTAGCTTTTTTCGCAGTAGATTTCTTAGCTTTAGGCTTAGAAATCATTGATAGAAAAAGCGGTGGAACACAATCCCACTCTCGGTACTCGGTGACATCGCCATGCGTCATAAAGCTATCAGTATTCGCATAGTGCTTATTAAGCACCGCATGAAATACTTTGGTCAAGCCATAACGCTCCGATGGAGACTTGGCGTGAATGTTGGCAAAGTGACAAGCTACGCCATAGACTTGACGTTGAGTAGCGATTTGGTTCGAGTCGATGTTGTTGAAAGTTGAAGTAGCCATAATTTTAATCTCTCTAGTTGTTTAAGGAATAAAAAATTAGTTTGTTCGTAAGAACTCACAAACTAATTTTTTCTTCCACAACTAGAGAGATTAATAAATAAACCCCCTAGTCCTTTAAAACCTTTAGGGGTTTTAAAGGACTAGGGGGTTTAAAAAGTTGCCAGAAATCCTTACGGATTTCCGTGTAGGCGATAGAATCTTAGCAGACTTTGAAAGTCTGAGAGGACTCAAGTTGAGCTTGCTCAAAAATCTGGTAAGTCGTTGAAGTCTTTGGAGATTTTTGAGTAAAGCTAAAGCTTTAAAGATTTTTCAAGCCTTCTCTAGTTTTGTAAACTAGAAAATCTGCAAAGACTTTAAAAGTCTTCAAGGGGCGGGTGCGTTGAAATCTTTTAAGATTTTAGAGCGCTCTGAAATCTTCCAAGTTTTTTAAAAGCTCCATAGAGCTTCTTAAAAAACTTGGAAGATTTTGGAAGTCTCCAAAGTTTTGGAGACTTTGGAACTCTGCCCCACAAACTTTAAAGTCTTTTTGAGACTTTGAAGTTGGTGGGGCAAGCTGCCATACCCCCCTACTGGGATATATACACAATCTTACACATTTTACGGAGATTTGCCATGTAAACCAGATAGTGCCGCAGCTTAAAAGTCTTTGAAGGGAGGGGCAAATACTGGAAAGTCGGGCGACTTCCAAGGGCTTTAAAGGGAGGATGAAAGAATAAATCTGCAGTTAATAAGTACAGATTTATATACACATATATATGCTATAAACCCCGGGGGGCTTAATATATATTATACACTGGATTTCGCCTTTTGTCAAGTTTTATTTGCAGGTCTTGCCTTAATAAGTTTATTTTACTACTATATAGTATATATACAGGATATTTTACTATATTTATAGTTTTTTTGCATAAAAAACTTGACAAAGCTTAAAATTACGGGTATACTATAGTATATATAAACAAAAAAGACGAGAAAGACTATAATGCCTGATAAACAACTAACTACAAGACAACAAGCTTTTCTTGACAATCTTCCTGCTTGCGGTGGAGATACAAAAGCTGCAGCGGAGTTAGCAGGCTATGCTGAAGGCACACATTATGCTGTAGTCAAAGCTCTCAAGACTGAGATACTTGATATAGCTACAAACATAATGGCTCTTAATGCGCCTAAAGCAGCTTCTAAACTAATTCAGATTATGGATAGCCCCGAACCTATCCCACAAGCTAATATGCGTATACAAGCAGCACAACAAATATTAGATAGAGTAGGACTAGGTAAAACCGAAAGGCTAGATGTAAACGTAAACTCAGGTGGAGGTTTATTTGTTATCCCCGCCAAAAAGGAAGTAATAATAGATGGAGAGTATACGGAGAAGTAGCAGTACCATACCCTTTGGCTACGAGCTTGACGAAGACAATGCGGAAATGTTGAATCCGATTCCAGAACAGTTAGAAGAACTGGATAAGATGATAACAATGATTAACGACAAAACCCTAAGTCTACGTGAAGCCTCTTTATTCCTAGAACATAAAACAGGTCGTTTTATTTCTCACATGGGCTTAAAGAAAATAGCCGACAAAAGGAAACTAATCTGATGAAAGACTGGGAGGTGAATCCAGAACACTATCTAACTGATGAGGAAGGTAACTTTAAACTCAGAGCCGATGGTACACCTCGCAAAAAGGGCGGTAGACCAAAAGGCTCAAAAGGCAAAGGCTACACTTACCATTCAGAAACGAAAGCAAAACAGGCTGCCAAGAAGTCGGTAAGAGAAAAAGAAAAGAAACTGAAAGCTGCCCAAAGAAAAGTAGATAATTATAAGAAGTCTATAAGCAATACCAAAAAGACTCTCAGCAAACTCGAAAACGAGAACGAAACAAAACTCGTAAGCGCCTCAGAGTTGGATGACATCCCATCAGCACTACAAGCTGAAGCACAAGAGGATGTCATCTTCAAGGCTAACGAAGGCCCACAGGAAGACTTCCTCGCAGCCGGAGAGACTGATGTACTGTATGGTGGTGCAGCAGGTGGTGGTAAATCATACGCAATGCTCATTGACCCCCTACGCTTTGCACACAGGCCATCACACAGAGCACTTATCATACGAAGGTCTATGCCAGAGCTGCGAGAACTTATCGACAAAAGTAGAGAGCTATACCCCAAAGCATTTCCGGGAGCTAAATACAAAGAAGTCGAAAAGCTTTGGATATTTCCCAGTGGTGCTAAGATGGAATTTGGATTCTTGGAGCGTGATGCAGATGTATACCGCTATCAAGGTCAAGCATACAGCTTTATAGGGTTTGACGAGATTACGCATCTACCCACAGAGTTTGCTTGGAACTACCTAGCTTCACGGCTACGTACCACAGACCCTGAGATTGAAACGTACATGCGTTGTACAGCAAACCCCGGTGGTGCAGGTGCAGGATGGGTTAAAAAGCGTTACATAGACCCCGCACCGCCTAATCAAAGCTTTCGAGGCGAAGACGGCCTAACAAGAAAGTTTATACCGGCTAGATTACAAGATAACCCCTATCTAGCCCAAGACGGCAGATACGAGCAAATGCTCAATGCGTTGCCACCCACGCAACGGAAGCAACTGCTAGAAGGAAACTGGGATGTTGCAGAAGGTGCAGCATTTACAGAGTTTAACCCGATTGAACATGTAATTACTCCATTCGAGATACCTGTTCACTGGGAGCGTAGCAAAGGCATTGACTATGGTTACGCATCGGAGAGTTGTTGTGTATGGGGAGCTGTTGACCCTAGCGATGGTACACTGATTATATATCGTGAACTATACCGCAAAGGCTTACTAGGCTCTGACCTTGCAAACATGATTACAGAAATGGAATACGAAGACCCCTTTTCTGTGCAAGGAGTGCTCGATACAGCGTGTTGGAGCAAGACTGGTACTACAGGCCCAACAGTCGGAGAAACGCTTCAGAGAGCCGGACACAAGCTCAGAAGAGCCGATAAAAATAGAATACAAGGAAAGATACAGATTCACGAATACTTGAAGCTTCAACAAAGCGGTAGGCCACGATTGCAGATATTTAATACATGCCCCAACCTGATACGTGAGCTTCAAAGTATTCCCTTAGATAGGTCTAAGCCGGAAGATGTAGATACAAACGCATCAGACCACGCATACGATGCACTGCGTTATCTCATCATGGCTAGACCACGTATTAATGACACTATAAGTCAACTCAGGCAGTTTAGAAGGGAAGCAGTATTTACTCCGTCTGACTCAACCTTTGGGTATTAAATATGTATCACAAAAAGAAAAAAACTAAATATAATAATGGTGGTTTAGTTGCACGTAAAGAGTTCAAAGGTATTGGCTCTATCGAAGGCAATATTGCAGGAAACCAAAATTATATGCGAAGCTCGGTAGCTGCCTCAGTGAGAAAGGGTGGGACTGCTGTAACTGGAAGTATTTCTAAAGATAGTATGGGCAACAAAACTACTAATTATAGTTTAGAAAAACAACTGCCCGGAAAATCTTCTGTTAATGTAAACAAAAACTCTATATCTTATAGTAAAGGTATAGGTAAAGGATTTACAGTAAAGGCTCAGTTTAATAAAAAAGGCTCAAAATCTATACCTTTTGGTTACAATCAAGGCACTAGCAAACCATTTAAAAATGAAGTAGTGATGTCAATTAGTAAGCCCCTGTAAAGGAATAATTTATGTCAGAAGATAAAGAAATGTTCGATACAGCCGATGAAATCTATTTCGATGAAATGGAAACTGCAGGCGGTCTCGAACTAGAACTAGAAGAAGATGTGCGTAATCGCTTTGTAGGTCTTGTAGAAGATAGGTATGCTGCTGCAGAACAGGCACGAGACTTTGACGAAAAGCGATGGCTAACAGCCTATCACAACTTCCGAGGAATCTACAACAAGAATGTACGATTCCGAGAGTCAGAGAAATCTAAAGTATTTGTTAAAGTAACTAAAACTAAAGTCCTTGCAGCATTTGGTCAGCTAGTAGATGTTGTGTTTGGTACTGGTCAGTTTCCGATTGGTGTACGTGAGACCAAGCTTCCAGAAGGTATAGCAAAGTATACACACCTTGAAGCAGGTCAAACAGGAATAGAAAGCAGTGCGCCTCCCGCATACGAAGAGCCTGAAGCAGCTCCTGAGCTTGAGATTGAAAACCCATACGATGTAGGTTACGAGGGTGATGGGCGAGTATTAGGCGCAGGAGCTACTCTTACTGCGGTAAAGGATACATTATCTGAAGCTATTAAAGAAGCTAATTTAAATTTTGTAGAAGGTGCTTCACCGATTCCAGAAATACCTGAGCGCTCTCCTGCTAAGGAAGCGGCTCGAAATATGCAGACATTGATTCACGACCAAATCGAAGAATCAAATGGAACAAGCGAATTGCGTAATGCTTTACTTGAATCTGCGTTGTTTGGTACAGGCATTGTAAAAGGCCCATTTAACTATAACAAAACTCTTAGCCGTTGGGTTACTGATGAAAACGGTGAGCGTATATATACTCCAATTGAAGTACGTGTTCCTCGCATTGAGTTTGTAAGTATCTGGGATTTCTTCCCTGACCCTGCAGCAACAAGCATTGAAGATTGCGAATATATTGTTCACCGCCACAAAATGAATAAGTCTCAACTTAGAGCACTATCACGTATGCCCTTCTTCAAGAAAGATGCAATACGTGAATGTTTACAGATGGGGCCGAACTACACTGAAAAAGATTACGAGCATGAACTAAAAGATGACCAACGCACAGAAGATTATGGTTCAGCTCAATTTGAAGTATTAGAATACTGGGGCATAATGGATGCAGAGTATGCCAGAGAAGTAGGCATGGAAATTCCAGACGAGGTAGATGATTTAGATGAAGTACAAATCAATGCTTGGATTAGTAACGGCAAGCTCTTGCGGGGCGTGGTTAATCCATTCACTCCTTACAGGCTTCCTTACAATGCCTTTCCTTACGAGCGTAACCCTTATTCTTTCTTTGGTATTGGTGTTGCTGAAAATATGGATGACTCTCAGCAAATAATGAATGGTCATGCACGTATGGCTATTGATAACTTAGCACTTGCAGGAAGCTTAGTATTTGATGTAGATGAATCAGCCCTTGTTGGTGGACAGAGTATGGACATCTTTCCCGGAAAAGTATTCCGCAGGCAAGCAGGAATGCCCGGACAAGCCATTTATGGAGTTAAGTTTCCAAATACATCTCAAGAGAATATGATGATGTTTGACAAGTTCCGACAGCTTGCAGATGAACAAACAGGCATACCAAGCTACTCACACGGACAAACAGGTGTACAAAGCATGACACGTACCGCTTCTGGTATGTCCATGCTGTTAGGTGCAGCATCACTTAACATTAAAACAGTCATTAAGAACATTGATGACTTCTTGCTAAAGCCTTTGGGCGAAGCATACTACCAATGGAACATGCAGTTCTTTGAAGGCGAGTTAGACATACAAGGCGACCTAGAAGTACACGCAATGGGTACAAATAGCCTAATGCAAAAAGAAGTACGCAGCCAACGTCTAACGATGTTTTTGCAAACAGCACAAAATCCTGCTATTGCACCATTTGTTAAAATCTCTAAGATTGTCAGCGAACTGGCTTATAGCCTTGACCTTGACCCCGATGAGATTCTTAACGACCCTGAAGAAGCTGCAATCATGGCACAAATTATAGGAGCACAAAATGTTAGACAAGGAGATGGCGAGGCGCTTGGGGCCACTGGTCAACAATCCGGAGCTATGGGAGGCGCTGAAGGAGCACCTCAACAACCTACGGATGTTGGAGCTACAGGGACTGGCGGTGGAAACATCGGAACAGGCTCTGTACCGCAGGCAGGGGAAAGCGAATTTACTGGCACAGTTGCTTAAACTAAAAGAACAGGCGACAGAAGCTAAAACAAGAAAAGAGGATTAATCATGCACTGTAATGGCGAAGGTAAGAAAAAAAGAATGAAAAAGGCAGTAGGCTCAGTAGCCCAGAAAGCTATGGAAGGAGCTGATTCCTTACTATCTGAAGCACGTAAAGATGTAGTGGCTGCTCGTGGCCCTGAGCGTGTAACGCCAATAGAGTTTGAAGAAATGGCAGAAGCCCTTACAGATGTGAAAGAACCTGCAAAAGAAGAAAAGAAAGAAGTAATGAAAGATACTACCAAGCTAGTAAACTCTTTGTCGTTTGCACAAGGCGGTAATAAAAAAATGGACAAACAGTTTGTAATGGAATCTCTTCAAGAAGTAGCTGACACTCCTATTGTAGAATCAAAAGAAACTGTAGCAGAATTTATTGCTGACCTACATAGAACTCAAGTAGATGAAGAATCTCGACCACTACTAGCACCAAAAGATTTTGAAAAACTCACAGCCTTTGCTTCTCCTGAACCTAGAGAAAAGAAAGATAAAGGTGGTGAAATAGTAATAGAAAAGTATGATGACGATAGTGACGAAGCTAAGTATTTGCGTTTTGAAAAAAGCTATGAAGAAGCTATGGCAAAA